GAAACTTATGTGGACACAGGTTCGTACATTTTTAATGCACTGGTTTCAGGTAGCATATTTGGTGGTGTATCTGGGAATAAGATTACTGCTATTGCTGGAGAGTCTTCTACTGGAAAGACTTTCTTCTCTCTCGCTGTCGTTAAGAATTTTCTTGATTCCAATCCTGATGGTTACTGCCTCTATTTTGACACTGAGGCTGCTGTTAACAAGTCACTTCTAGAGTCTCGTGGTATTGATCTTACCAGGGTAGTTGTTGTTAACGTTGTTACGATTGAAGAGTTTAGATCAAAAGCCCTAAAAGCAGTTGATATATACTTAAAAAAATCTGAAGAAGAACGCAAACCTTGCATGTTTGTATTAGACTCTTTAGGTATGCTTTCCACAGAGAAAGAGATTACTGACGCACTTAACGAAAAGCAAGTTCGTGACATGACCAAATCTCAATTGGTCAAAGGTGCATTCCGTATGCTCACTCTGAAGTTGGGTCAGGCAAACATTCCCATGATTGTTACTAACCACACCTATGACGTTATCGGTGCTTATGTTCCTACTAAGGAGATGGGAGGTGGCAGTGGTCTTAAGTATGCTGCCTCTACCATCATTTATCTTAGCAAGAAGAAGGAAAAGGATGGAACAGAAATCGTTGGAAACATTATCAAGGCAAAGACTGCTAAGTCGCGTTTAAGTAAGGAGAACAAAGATGTTGAAGTACGTCTGTATTACGATGAGCGTGGTCTTGATCGATATTATGGTCTTCTTGAGCTCGGTGAATTGGGTGGTCTCTGGAAAAATGTTGCAGGACGATATGAAATGGATGGAAAAAAAATCTATGCCAAACAAATCCTCAAAGAACCCGAGGTATATTTTACACCAGAAGTAATGGAAAAATTGGATCAAATTGCAAAGAAGGAATTTAGTTATGGAGAAAGTTGAGTTTCTAATTCTTAGAAACCTTTTACATCATGAAGAATATGCTAGGAAGGTTCTTCCATTTGTAAAATCCGAATATTTTGATGATTCCTCACAGAAAGTTGTTTATGAAGAAATTTCAAAGTTTGTAAGCAAATATAATAAACTTGCTACAAAAGAAATCCTCTGTATTGAAGTTGAGAATCGGAAGGATATCAATGATTCATCCTTTAAGGAAATTGTTGATATTATTCAGAATCTTGATCCATCCTCTAGTGAATACGAATGGTTAGTAAACACTACTGAGAAGTGGTGCCGTGATCGTGCTATTTACCTAGCATTGATGGAATCAATTTATATTGCTGATGGTAATGATGAAAAGAGGAATCGTGATTCGATTCCTTCTATTCTTTCTGATGCACTTGGTGTAAGTTTTGATAACCACGTTGGTCATGATTATCTAAATGATTACGAAGAACGATATGAATCGTATAACAGGAAGGAGGATAAGATCCCCTTTGATCTTGAGTATTTTAACAAGATTACGAAAGGTGGTCTTCCTAATAAGACTCTTAACATCGCTCTTGCTGGGACAGGTGTCGGCAAGTCTTTGTTCATGTGCCATATGGCTAGCTCCATTCTCCTTAACGGACGTAATGTCCTTTACATTACAATGGAGATGGCAGAGGAGAAAATTGCTGAACGTATTGATGCAAACTTGCTCAATGTACCAATCCAAGAAATTAGTGGACTTCCAAAAATTCTCTTTGAAAACAAAGTAACTAACCTTGCACAAAAAACTCAAGGTACTCTTATAATTAAAGAATATCCTACAGCATCTGCACATAGTGGACACTTTAGAGCACTTCTTAACGAACTTGCACTTAAGAAGTCATTTAAGCCTGATATTATTTTCGTTGATTACCTTAATATATGTGCTTCCTCACGATATCGCGGTAATCTTTCTGTCAATTCATATTCGTATATTAAGGCTATTGCAGAGGAGCTTAGAGGGTTGGCTGTTGAAGCAAACGTCCCTCTCGTATCTGCCACGCAGACCACTCGTTCTGGTTATGGTAGCAGTGACGTTGAGCTTACTGATACTAGTGAGTCCTTTGGTCTCCCTGCTACTGCTGATCTTATGTTTGCCCTTATTTCTTCAGAAGAGCTTGAGAACTTGGGACAAATTATGGTAAAGCAGTTGAAGAATCGTTATAACGATCCAACAGTCAATAAGAGATTTGTTGTCGGTATTGATCGTGCTAAGATGCGTCTTTATGATTGTGAGCAGTCTGCTCAGAACGACATACTTGACTCTGGGCAAGATGAGGAGTATAATTATGAGGAAACTAAAACCAATAAACAATTTGAGGGATTTAAGTTTTGATTTATTATACAGTATTTGATGCAGATAGTAATAAAATTGCCGACTGCGGAAAAGAAGAAGATGCTAAATGGTTAGCAGACGTTCGGGGAGGAACTTATAAAACTAATCGACTTGATTGGTCTCAAACTATTGATATAAAACTATCAAAACTTGAACTTCCTTCTATTCAAATTGCTGGAAAGGAGATTCCTATTCAGCAAAAACTACCAAAAACACAACAAGAACCACTAGATCTATGAGTAACGTTGACACTAAAAAATACGTGGAGTTTGTCGATGCTGTCACGTCAAATGAAAGTAAGAACTATTACGATTTCGCACAAAGGATTGCTATCCTCCAAGATCGTGACAACTTTCCTACCGAGCGACTGCTTACTGCTGCTGTAGGAATGTCTGCCGAAGCAGGTGAGTTTACTGAGATTATCAAAAAGATTATCTTCCAAGGCAAACCTGTTAATGAAGAAAACCTTTTCCATCTGAAACGTGAACTTGGTGACATCATGTGGTATGTTGCTCAAGCATGTATTGGTCTTGGCACTTCTCTCGATGAAATCATGGAGATGAATGTTGAGAAACTAGTTGCACGTTATCCTGGTGGTGAATTTGATGTACACTATTCTGAAAATCGTAAGGAAGGAGATCTATGATTAAACTTGAACTTGATATTCACTCTGCAGCAGCAGTTCGTGAAGCACTTTTTACCGCAACAAAAGGATACACATATGATTCAACTTGTGTTCCTAAAAGAGTTGTTGATATTCGCAACGTAATTGTAGAACTTGATAATCAGATTGAAGAGGAATTAAAAAATGAAACTACTGACTCTTGAAGATTATCAAAAGGCAGGTGAAGAGTTTTGGCCTAAGTATTGGTACGTTGCTAAAGAATTGGGTGAGGGTGCAAAACCAGAGGACGTTCTAAAAGTTATGGAAGCAGTTGGTGGTGTTGCACTCAAACTAAAACTAGAAGAGAATTTGCCTTTCGGATTCAATAAAAAATCGGAAAAAGAAAATGGCTGAACATCCAGAAATTGATGAGATTGAATGGATTGATGATTCATTCCGTGTAGAAAAAAAGAAGTGGGGAACTTGGACAACTTATCTAAAGGATGGAAAGGAGTTAGTTACTGGGTTGGAACGTGAAAATACAATACGATCAACCAGATGGTATCTTAAATGTTTGCAAGAAGGATTCCCTGAACCATCTTCTACTCATGAAGGGGTTGTTGGTGGTAAACTTTAATAAATAAAGAAAAGTACTTTTTGTAAGATGGATAACAAGACTTATTTTTCTTTAGAACACGCATATGCCGCTGTCTATAATGAAGAGATTCGTGAAAATCTTTTAGAGGAAACATTCATTTCTGAAGATTTAGATTTTGTAATTGAGCAAGCAATTAGTGATCTATTAGAAGAAGGATATGATCTTGATGAAGCATCTCAAATGGTTGAAGATGCTGCACTAGAATATTTTATCGATGAGCAAGAACTTGATGAAGGTCTTCGTAGAAGACTAGCAGCTGCTGGACTTGCAGGTGCAGCAGCACTTGGATCTATGGCTGGTGGTGCAGCAAAAGCAGGTGGAATCGATAGTGGTTCTTTAAATGTCAGACTTGCTGGACATGGTAGAGGTGAGGTTGCCCGTCTTAATGTTGGTGGAGATCGTGGTAGTGTCACTACCTCAGTAAACAGAACTCAACAAGCTGGTGGTCTTACAGATAAAGCAGATCAGCAAATGTCAAATTGGAAGTTTGATAAACCACTAAAATTAGACACTAAGAGTGCAGAAACTAAAACTGAAGTTAAAGTAAAACCAAAAATTCAGTTTGGAACTGCAGCAAAACCAAAACCAAAGCCAGCAGAAGTAACCAAAAAACCAAAACCAGGTGATACTAAAGTAAAACCAAAACCAGGTGATAAAACCAGAACTGGTGCTCCAACATCGACAGCAGTTCCTAATGATAGTGGTAGACCTACTAGAACTAATAGAGTTGAAAATCCAACAAATGATACTGGAAGAGGATCTGATAGTGGAAGAGGATCTGATAATGGA